CTGACTTCTCGCCTTCCTTGTACATCTCCTCTGCGATGGATGCACAACGCTTGAACTCAACTTCACCAAGAGCCTTCTCATTCTCAAGAGAGATGAGAATAGCATCCTTGGTTGGAATGTTGTTGTACTTCAATATAAACTTGCTGGTTATATTGAATACAGTCTTTTCACACTTGTCGTGAAAATACTCTTCCTGAAGGAAGGGAACAACTTTTCTTGCGTACTCTTCATTGAGTACCAAGTTCTTGAGAATTACTGTTTCCATTTAGTGATTATACTTCTTTATTGGGTAGATGCAATATTAATCTTGATGAACGTCATCTTCAAGATCGATTGGTGGTTCTTTTGTTTCAACACCTTTTTCAATGATGTTTACAAAAATTTCTCCAATAGTTTTTGTAAACTCTTGATCGTTTTGATCAAATCCTTCTGGGGATGTAATTACATTGACTTCCATGTTTACCTTTAAATCTCCACTTTCAACTTCTTCCAAAGAAATTTTTCCATACTTATAAATGATCCCAGCAAAATTTCCTTCCAAAATTTGGATAGGACATGTTTCATTTGGCTCTGCAACTGCATCCAAAAATTTATATTCAGGAACCTTGTCCATACTTAAAATCCTTTTGTATTTCTGCATCCAACTTATCTAGGATATCTTTAGTATAATACTTCTCCGGCTCTTCGTCAATATTTTTTTCAAATACTTTTGTTCCATCCGGCAGCTCAATACGGGTAGACACCTTTTTGAAGATACCGTATTTGATGGCAAGATCCGTGAGCCCATAATACCTGCTAAGACCTGATGTATAATTCAAACGAGTCTCCACCTGCATATTCTCTTTCACAAAACGATTCTTGTAATTAGTGCATTTGATAAAGTTTCCAACAACACCATCTTCAGTCTTGTCTTTGCTCTTTGAAAGAGTAAGAATATTGCTTGCCGCATACTTCAAACCAATACCACCGCCAAGTTCCTTTGTTGGAACGTAAGAACCAATTACTTGGTATGTGTGGTTTGTGAGAAGCATGGGAATCTTTGCCTTGCCAAGCTTCAGAGTAAGAACTCTGAATGTTGCCTTGGTCTGTTGGGCCTTTGTCATGTCACGGACATCCTTGCCCTCTGCTGAATCTGTCATCTCCTTCCGAGTAGACAACATCCCAAGAGAATCAAGAATCATGAATACTGGTTTACGATCTTGTTCTGGCTGCTCAATGATGTCATTTACAATCTTAAGTGCCTGTGTCTTGAATTCTTCGATTGTAGCAACCGGGATGACTGCGATTCGTTCAGGATCTACGCCACGGGCATTGAACATGTCTGATGTGACAGCCTGTTCAGTGTCAAAATAGATGACAACTCCATCCTTGTGGTCTTTGAGAAATTGTCCTGCGATTCCAATGGCATAAAAAGTCTTGCCAGTGGCGGGATCACCGGCCAAGCAAGAAATTTTGTTATTTGGTAGACCTCCGTATATAGATCCAGACAACAGAGCGTTCAGAACATATGAACCCGTGTCAATATGACCTGCAACGTCAGCACCATCGATGCCATCGGCTACGATAGATGCGTCTGGGTTTTCAATCTTGCTCAATAAATTTTTAAGATACTTTGACATTTTTTTCTTCCAATTCCTTTATTTTTGATTTTAAAGTTTTAATTTCTTCAGAAGCAGAAACTAAAACATCTTGAATTTCTCTCCAAAAAGAAAACATTTGAGACATTGATGCAATAGAAAGCCTTTCTTCTATTGAATAAGAAGACAATCTTGCATTTGATAACTTAGTAACTTCGTGGGTGCAAAATTTATTTGGCTCAACACAGTCAATATCGTACATTTTTTTTCCTTTTTGGTATTTCTCTAGTAGTTACAATTACAGCGCCCCAATCGTCTTGGGTTGCCTCAACAGGCTTTACAGAATCAATAATCAGGTCACCAATGCCATCAAGAAATCTTTCACCAACAATATAGCATGGCCCACCTTCAAAATCAAATAACCCATCACCGTGGCGAGTATACAAAGACCTACCTTCGACTTTGTAAGATCCGTCTTCAAGAAGTGTGATTGTTCGTTCATCACCATATCTAGATTTAAATTTCTTAATCATATCTTAACACTCCTCGTTTACAGCACTCAGCATTTGAATTTCTTCTTTGAGATCTTCCATCTCAGCCTTCATTTCCTCGATTGTATTTTTGAGGGCAGCAATTTCCTTTTCCTGTTCAATTTCTCTTAGAGTCTTTTCGCGAGAATTAGACCTATGCAACCACTCAACATCTTGGTCGTTCAAGATAAGTGGGTTTGTTTTCTGTGCTTTTTGATATGGGGTTTTTGTTTTATAGTGGCTGCTCGGTGTAAGCGGTGCTTGTGGAGTATAAATTTTACTAGCTTGTCGCGCAGCCTTACTCCAATAATTTAGTGAACCCATAATGTCAATTATTTTTTTAAGTAAATTATCTCCAGAGAGAGACATGTTTGCGGAATTTCTATCAAACGGCACACCGAAATCTTCCAACAATTCTTTAGTAATAGTCACTGTTTGTAGATGGATCGCGCTACCAAGATTATCGATAACATCTGCCTTTATATGAAAGGTTTTATGGATTAGGTCTTGCCTGATAATTATAGTTTGAAACTCATAACCTTCAGAATTTATGCTCTGAAGGTTATTACCAGGAGAACCTTTAAACCATTCATAATCAATATAACCTCTATCGTATGCAGTTTTGATTAGCATATTTGTATTATACCTCAAACAAAGAATGATTCAAGTGTTACTTTATCACTTATAGACCAGCCAATGGCCTGTAAAATATTGTCAAGTGGCTCTTGAAAAGTTTTTTCAAACTGTTTCTTGGTGTCAATATATTTTTCAAGATTGAACTCTTTTGGTGGCTTGTTGATAAATCCTAGCACAGCATCACGACCACCCATTCCATAAGGATTTGGAACCTTGACAAAAACAAACTTCATCTTGTCATTTTCCTTTATGTCCTGCACATCCTTGTTGATGCCAAGTTTGCGTGTGTAAGCATTGTGCAACAACGCAGCTTTTGTGGCGATAGGCGTTCCGGTCTTGTAAATGCTGCTGTTATCCGAGTACTTTGAGATACCCTTGACACCCCGAGGAGCCGCGACATCCTCAATAGGCAATTTAATAAAGTCATCATAGAATTGATCCACATATTCTCGCAACTCCTCTGGGGTTTTTGTCAGGATAATCTTAATACAATCTTTCAACTTACTGCGCACAATCGCTGGAGTGCTGCTACGAGCAGTTTCCAGACCCATGATCTTCAACTTCGGTTCCTTGAACCGAACACCTTCAAGATCTTGCACAAGAAGGGCATATCTTTTCTTGGCAATGAACATACCGGCAGAAGCAATTGCTTCTCGCTTGAAGAAGATCTTATTCTCGCCGCATCCAAGCGTATGGGCGAGGATTTCCATTTCTTTCTTGAACTCAGGTTGAATTTTTTGATCGCAGACTTGATTGATGAAATCGGTCACATCCTTGATGTTAGTCTTTGATGATATCTTTTGCACAATCGGATCAAGATTGAGATATACTGAGTCCGTATCAACGGCAATTACATAGTCTTTGTCGTCTTTGGTCAGATTTTGGATATAGTCATTCATCGCATTCTCGGCCTTGCGAATGATAACCTGACCCGTAACAGTGACAGCCGTAGCCAACTCAGGAGATGAATAAACGAAAGCAGGGTTGCCCAGACAACCGTAGAGGCTATTCGCCAAAATCTTCTTGACAGACTGGCGTATCTTGAGTGCAGCGATTCTGGGCAACAACTCAGAATTTTTTGTGTCCTCGTATTCTTTCTCCAGTTCGATCATCTTTGTCTTGGCTTCCTTGCGCTGATTGAATGTTTTTTCAATCAAGATGGGAATGAATCCCTTTGTATCTCTGGTGAACATGGAACCATTGCAGGCAAGGCATGAATTTTTGCTCTCTGCTTCTTCAATAAAATCTGGAATATCTTTTCTCTTGCTTCTGAGGAAATCATCCGCATTCAGAGAAAAATCCTTCTTGGTGCATGTCTCCGGGGATATATTCCATTGCATGATGATGGAAGGATAAAGGCTTGTGGCGTCAAAACTTACGACGTTTTTGTACAAGCCCGGAGTTACATCCTTGACATACGCACCGACAAATTGATCATCCTTTGCATAACTTCTCTTCAGCGGTGGAATGATGTTCTTCTTGAACAAATAGTCACAGCAAATGGTTTCCCAGATTCTGGTTGCAAAGAAAACCGTGTCGAAGGTAATCTTCGCCTCGTATGCAATGGACACGGCAAGGTCGATCAGTCTGAGCTTATTGTCAAGCTGTTCAACCAGCAACGCATCTTGGACGTTATACTCCGCAAACTTTTGGAAATCTTTTTGGTAAAACTCCCGCAAAGACCCATACTCGCTGTAATCCAGTTTCTGAGCATCCAGTTCCACCTTTGCAATGAAATTTAGGGCGTAACTTTCCTGACTCGTTCCAGAAAACTTCTTGTACAAATCCATGTAATCAAGAATCGTATATCCGGGAAACTCGTAGATCTTATAGACCTTCCCGCCGATATCCGTTTCCCGCATCTTCATCAAACCAAAAGGCAACCACTCCTGTATTTCCTTCTCATCAAAGAACAGTTTAGCCCTACCAATTATATAGGGCATATCAAAGAGCTTGATGTTCCACCCGCTTATGATGTCTGCATCTTCCTTCTTCAGGACCTCAAAGGTTTTCTGAATAAGTTCTTTTTCCGAACTTGTAAGTATTACTTTACAGTTGGGAAGATTGACGGGCTTGCTGGTGATGACGTAAGTAACCCCATCAATCCGAATGCTCATCAGATTGATTTTTTCATTGGGGTTGTCTAGATCTGGGAATCCGTTTTCGGATTCGCATTCCAAGTCCAAATATGCTACTTTGATCTTGGAAAGATCGTATTCCACCTCAGTCTCATAAGTCTCCATGAGATATTGAGTGATAAAATCAGTGTTTCCGTGAATCGGGCAATCATCTAGATCCCTATATTGGTCGAGAAATTGTCTGCAATCGTACAAAGTGTCAAAGATCATACGCTTGACCTTGACATTGTTCATTGTCCTGTACTTGGCTTTCTCTTGATCCTTCTCCGTTCTTATGTACAGAGAAGGCTTATACGAAACGGTATCGGTAAACCGAATACCATTGCGATAGCCGCGAACAAGAATCTTGTTCCCTTTGATAGCACAGGCTGTGTAAAATTTCATTTCTTTGCGTCTTTGTCCTTGAGAAGTCCAGCAAGTATGACACTGTAGTTGATGATGTCAACAATCGCGTCATATACACTTTCATTCTTCAAACAAAGTTCTCCACGGTTGAGATAAGTGGAGATTCTTGACATTTTATCCGTCATTCGGATAAGAACCCCGAGTTCAGCCGTTGAAAAACCGAGATATTCAGCACGACGGAAATTCATGAACGGATCTGCGGTAGAAGCATAGTCATTGTTCTTCTTTTCCATCAGTTCCTTGGCTTCTTGGCAAATTTTAGTGTGTAATGCAAATAGTTCGTCTCTAGTCATGGTAAATCAATATACCACAACCTATTGGGGTGTCAAGAATATAAATATTAAGACACGGAGTTTTTAAAAGATGTATCTTTCCCTAATAGACCCACTTAAAATAATCGAAGGCATTTCTATCGCGGTAATGGGAATTTTGGGGCTTGGTTGGGGAATTGCAAAATTTTGGAAATCCAAAGAAAAAACAGACAACTTTATTGCTATTCACACAGAAATTCATGAACTTCTCACAGAACTTCGTTTGAGCGCAGGAAGCATGAGAGCCACAGTTCTCCAGTTTCACAATGGGGAATATTTTATGGATGGCATTTCAATGAGAAAGTTTTCAATAACCCACGAATCTTCTCACCGGGGATATATTTCTCAAGCAGCAAAATTTAAAAACGTTCTTTGCTCTCTTTACATTCCGCTATTAAACAGAATTCTTGAAGACAAGGCCATAATTTATCACGTAGCAGCAATGCCAGAAAGTTATGCAAAGCATTTCTTCGAAGACGAAAACATCTCTCACTATGCTTGTCTACCAGTAAAAAATAAAGCAATAAATGTTGGATTTATACTCATTCAGTGGCATGAAGATTTTAAGCCAAACATGGATAAAGAGCATGCCATGATGGAACATTTTAGAACAATAAAAGATTCTATAGAACTTCAACTTTCATATCAAAGGAACTAATATGCCTACAGAATTAATATCTTTGCTTGGTGGAGGAGTAACAGGATTCCTGTTCCGCTACTGGGCTCAACGGGCTCAAG